GACCCTCCGGCCTGCTCATGGCCATCGTCCAGCTCTCCAGCGATCAGCCCGACTGGTCAGCCGGCAAGGTCTCAGCCTACCTCCAGGCCGACTTCCCCGGCCTCCAAGAGCGCGTCGTCGCTGAGGTCCGCAAAGTCGTCGGCTGCAAGCACGCCAAGCGCCGAGGCGGCGAGCTCGAAACACGCGGCCTGATCCGCGAGCGGCTGCGCATTGGCGCCTGCGGCTTCGTTCTGGGAGCATGGTATCGCGGCAGGTACCCGGCTGTGCCAGCCCGCCAGTTTCTCGGCGTCGCCGTCAACAGCGCAGGACAGCTCAGCGTCATGTATCGGCTACCTGATCGCACCGCAGTCTACCGCACGACGTTCCAATCCTGGCGCAAGTGGCAGCTCGGCCGGTTGGATGCGGCAGGCTGTCGCAGTTTGCCGGGAATTGGCTTAAGTGTCCAGGTGCCACAGGATGAGCCTGTGGAATGTGAGGCGGCGTAGCTGTGCCCGAAAGCACCTACAATTCTGGGTATGCCGAGGCTGTCCTGTTCCTCATGGAGGATGGAGACAGTTTGCGGCGGGCTTGCGATCGGGTGGGCATCACGCGCTGGAGTTTCTTGCGCTGGGTTGATGCAGACTTCGACGGCCTCGCGCACCGGTACGCGCGTGCGAGGGAACGGCTGCTCGATTGCTTGGCCGAGGACATCATCGACATTGCCGACGTCGGCCGCGCCGAGCGCGAGCTTAACGAGCGAGACAAGCTGCGCATCGAGTCCCGCAAGTGGACGTTGTCCAAGCTCAAGCCCGAACAATACGGTGACAAGTCCACACAGACGATCGACATGACCCTGAAGGGCGAGGACCCGGCCACAGTCCTGGCGGCGCGGCGCAAGGCGAGAGAGGGCGAGTAATGCCTCAGTCTGATCGCGAGCATGTCGAGTGGGCCTGCGTCTACGCTGACCAGAACGCGAGACTTAGCAGCGAGCCATCCGCAAGCGATGCGTTCGACCGGCTCATGGCGGCTCCGGTCACGGTCCACGCGCAGCTGCCCGGCGGCGGGATGCTGGTGCACGGCCCGCGTGAGGAATGGCGCTGCGGACGATGTTCCCACCGGCGGAAAGTCGAGCATTATCCGGGCGAGCCATTTAGCGTGTGCGTATGTCCTGAAGTAGTTGAGCGGCTGGACGTGGAAAGAACACACGAGAACTCGCTCGCCGTTGGTATTACGGATGACTTCGGCTGCCGGTTTTTCACCGCTAAGCCCGCGCCTTGACCCCCAAGGAGGCCCTCGACCTCGCCCACGAGCTCAAGCAGTACCGCCACGACCCGCTGCGCTTCGTGCTCTACGCCTACCCGTGGGGTGTCGAGGGCACGCCGCTGGCCGGCCGCACCGGGCCCGAGCCCTGGCAGCGCGAGGTGCTTGAGTATATCGGGCAGGAGATGCGCGCCGGACGCTTCCCGATCCGCATCGCGGTCGCCAGCGGGCACGGCATCGGCAAGTCCGCGCTGATGGCGTGGATACGCGGCTGGTCGATGGCGACCATGGCACACACTAAGGGCCGCGTTACCGCTAATACAGAGACGCAGTTGCGCACTACCACGCTACCGGAGTTCGCCAAGTGGCATAATATGCAGGCCGGCGCTCTCGATTGGTTCGAGGGCAATTTCTCCTACCGCTACAAGTTCAACCCGAAGGACAGCGAAACGTGGAGGTTCGATGCCGTCGCGTGGAGTGAGACGCGTACGGAAGCCTTTGCGGGGCTGCATAACGCCGGCAACCGCATTGTTGTTCTCTACGATGAGGCGAGCGCGATTGCGGACACGGTATGGGAGACCACAGAGGGCGCTCTTACCGACAAAGATACGGAAATACTCTGGTTGGCATTTGGCAATCCGACTCGCTCTACTGGCCGCTTCGCCGAGTGCTGGGGCAGGCACCGTGAGAGCTGGTGGACGCTCCGCATCGACGCGCGCACGGTATCGTTCACCAATCACCAGCAGATCGCGGACTGGATAGCGGCCTACGGCGAGGACAGCGACTTCGTCCGCGTGAGGGTCAAGGGGCAGCAGCCGCGGGCGAGCGACAAGCAGTTCATCCCCTTCGACCTCGCAGAAGGAGCGGCAAGCCGTGAAGCAGAGTGCTGGCCCAGTGATCCCCTTGTGCTGGGTGTCGATGTCGCCCGGTTCGGCGACGATCAAAGTGTCATCGTTCGACGCCGCGGGCGCGACGCACGTACTTGGCCGCCGCTCAAGTACCGGGGAATTGATACTATGCAACTGGCAGCCCGTGTTGCGAGCCTGCACGCCAGTGATCGACCCGACGCAATTTTCGTGGATGAAGGAGGCGTGGGAGGCGGCGTCGTCGACCGTCTCCGCCAGCTAGGCGTCCCCGTGACCGGCGTGAACTTCGGTGGCAAGCCCGACTCCGGCACCCTCCAGGAGGCCGGGGCGATGGGCGAGCGCTACGCCAACAAGCGGGCCGAGATGTGGGGCGTGATGCGGGCTTGGCTGCCGCGCGGCGCCATCCCGAAGGACGATGACATGATCACCGATCTGACGGGCGTCGAGTACGGCTACAACGCCGACAATGCGATCCAGCTCGAGCGCAAGGAGGACATGAAGAAACGCGGGCTCGACAGCCCCGACATTGCGGACGCGCTGGCCCTCACCTTCGCCTATCCGGTTGTGGCACGGGGTTACGATGGCGCACGGTCTCGCGTGAAGACCTGGGATCCGGCCGAGGAGTATCTTCGCTAATGGGCATGATGAAGGCCCCAAAGCCGAAGCCGGTCGCGGTTCCCGAGCCGCCGCCGATCGAGGAGGACGTCGACCCCGCGGTGCGTTCGGCTCGCGACAAGGCCAGGAGGGCAGCGGCCAACTTCGGCCGGGGGCAGACGCTGCTGACCGGCGGCGCGCGCGGCGTGGGCACGGTCGGGCTGGGCGGGGCTGGGGCGGCGTCGGGCCGGAGCATACTCGGTGGTTGACCTGGTCGAGGCGATGGCGCGGGCTATCCATGCGGAGCTGGCCAAGCACCCCGGCAACACCGTGGTCACGGGCGAGCCCTGTTGCGCCGTGATTAATGGCGTCTTCGACCTGGAGGACGTGGCCCGCGCGGCGTGGAATCTGGCTCTGGACCATCTAGTCAGCGATGAGTCCCAGATGGGCAGCGTCGCGATTATCCAGCTCAAGCGCGAGCGCCGCGCGATACTGCCCGGCTAATGGCCCAAACCCCCCGCGAGCGCCTCGAAGGCCGCATGGCCGCCCTCAAGTCCGAGCGGTCGAGCTGGCTCACGCATTGGACCGAGCTCGCCCGCTACCTGCTGCCGCGCAAGAGCATCTTCCTCGGCCGCACCCCGACCAACCGTGGGGCCCGCACCAACACCAGCATCATCAACGGCACTCCGACCTTCGCGGTCCGCACGACCGTGAGCGGCATGAACTCGGGCCTCACCAACCCCACCAGCCGCTGGTTCCGGATCAACACGGCCAACAAGGAGGCGTCCGAGCAGGAGGGCGTGCGGCTGTGGCTCGATCAGGTCGAGGACCGGCTTTACGAGGTGCTGGCCGCCGGCGGGGCCTACGACGCGCTCAATAGCTGCTACGAGGACGACCTCGTGTTCGGCACGGCCGCGATGTGGCACGACGAGAACCGCGAGACGGTGTGCCGCTACGAGGCGCTGACGGTAGGCGAGTTCATGCTGGCGGCCGATGAATCGGGCTCGGCCAAGATCGGCTATCGGGAGTTCGAGCTCACCACCTCGCAGATGGTGGAGCGGTTCGGGCTCGGGCAGGTCTCGCAGCAGGTCAAGGAGTCCTACGACAAGAGCAACATGGAGCAGCGGTGGGTCGTTAACCACGCGCTCGAGCCGATGAGCCGCCGCGTCGAGGGCATCCCGGGCGCCGGGCGTATGCCCTACGTGAGCGCCTACTGGGACCCGGGCGAGAAGCGGAAGGAGGGTCGCGAGGCGTTCCTGCGCGTGGCCGGCTACGAGGAATGTCCGCTGCACGCGCTGCGCTGGTACGCGCGATCCGGTGAGCCCTACGGCTACAGCCCCGGCATGGACGTGCTGGGCGACGCCAAGCAGCTGCAGGCGAAGGAGGCCGAGAAGGCGCGGATCACGATGAAGATCGCCCGCGGCCCGACCCAGGGCCCGGCGGGCAGCAAGCTGCTGGACATCAGCCCCGAGGCGCACAACGAGGTGCCGAGCGGCGTCGACAACAGCATCCGCCCGATCTTCGTCATCCCGCCGCAAGCGATCCAGTTGGTGATGCAGGACATCGCCACCATCGAGGATCGCATCAAGCGCGGGCTCTACGCCGACCTGTTCATGGCCTTCGTCGAGCGCACCGGGCAGGCGACGCAGACGCGCATCGCCGACGCCGAGCGGGTCGAGGAGAAGCTGCAGGTGCTGGGCCCGATGCTGCTGCGGGCCAATCGCGAGCTGTTTGACCCACTAATCGAGCGCACGTTCAACATCCTGATGCGGGCCTCGCTACCGCTGTGGCGGGCCGGGCAGCCGGCTCCCCTGCCGGCCCCGCCAGAGGCGCTGGCGAACGCGGATCTGGACGTCGAGTACGTGGGCAAGCTCCAGCAGGCGCTGCAGCTCACCAACGTCGAGGCGATCAACGGCGTGATCGGTCCGGTCGGGCAGCTCATGGCCCTGCACCCGCCGATCGGGGACAAGATCGACTGGGATCAGGTCGTGGACGAGCTGGCGGCTGCCTACAACCCACCGGCGGGCATCATCCTCAGCGACGAGAAGGTGGCCAAGATGCGGGCTGAGCGGGCTCAGGAGGCGGCTGCAAAGGAGCAGATGGGCATGCTGCTCGAGGGTGCGAAGGTGGCGCCGGGCGTGATGAAGGCCCAGGCCGAGATGGAGCAGGCGGGGCAGGCTCCGGCGAACCAGAACGGGCTGGCGGCGTGATCCGGCTGGCCCCGCTGCTGCTGCTCGCCGGGTGCTCCACGGCGGACCTCGACTGCACCGACCTGCGGCAGGGTGCGTGCAAGGTGCATTTCACCCGCTTCGCCACCGACACCAGCGCCTCGTTCACCGGGCCCGAGGGGCTGGGCTTCACCTACTCGAGCTCGCCGAACGCCGCCGCTATTGCCGAGCTGGCCGCGGCCGTGCGGACGCTGGCCACGCTGATCCCGGCGCCGGCGCCCAAGCCGTTGCCGGCCATGCTGGAGGCGCGCGAGCTGTGACACCGACCGCGTGGGACATGGAAGTCCTGGCCCGCACCCTCTACGGCGAGGCTCGCGGCGAGCCTGACGCGGGCAAGATCGCGGTGGCGTGGGTGATCCTCAATCGCGCTGCCGATCCTCGCTGGCCCGACACGATCGCCGGGGTGTGTCTGCAGTCCAAGCAGTTTTCGGCGTGGAATATCAACGATGCGAACCGGGCTCGGCTCATAGCCGTCACGGCCGACGATGCGGTCTTTCTTGGCTGCATAGCGGCGGCATGGTCCGTGGTTGGGGGGCTCGAGGCGGATCAGTCACGCGGGGCTAATCACTACCTGACCGCCGATCTCGCCGAGCGCTCGCCGCCGCCGTGGTTCGACCGGCAGCATGTCGTGGCCCGGGTCGGCTCGCACCTGTTTCTGAGGCTGGTGTGACGACCTACGAGGCCGCGTTCCAGGCGTGGGCCGAGGAGGTCGCGGCGGCGGCGCATGCTGAGAAGCCGCACATTCGGCCCTTCCCGGTCGAGGCTCC